GCAGGCGTTTCATACAACGCGCTTGCAAACGATCTGGAAAATGTCAATTACTCAAGTATTCGTGCAGGTGTTCAAGAAGATCAAGCGCATTGGAAAACCCTGCAACAGTTTATGATTACACGGTTCTGTTATCCGGTTTATCGAAACTGGCTGAAGATGGGAATAACAACAGGAAAGATTGAACTTCCTATTAGTAAAATATTTAAGTTTCAAGAAGTCGTTTTTCATCCTCGCGGCTGGAGCTATGTCGATCCATTAAAAGAGTTGCGAGCGAAAGAACTAGCCCTTCAAATGGGTGTTACGTCTATCGGAAAAATAACTGCTGAGGCAGGTGAGGAATGGACTGATATTTTTGCAGAACTTGCCGCCGAAAAAGATGTCGCCGAAGGGTTAGGCTTGAACCTAACCGGACCAGTAAACCCGTCAGCTACAGAAATCATCGAGGTAGAAAATGGAAATGAAAACGATTGAAACAGGAATTCTAACTCGAATTCTTGAAGTCAAAGAATCAACGATCACCGCAGAATCGCGGACATTAGATATTTCTTTTTCGTCTGAATCTCCGGTGGAACGGAGTTTTGGATCGGAAATATTAGACCATTCGCCAAAATCGGTAGACCTGGGAAGGTTGAACAATGCGGCTCCGGTCTTATTTAACCACAACATTGATATCCCTATTGGTGTTGTCGAAAATGCCAGGATTGATGGAAAAGTCGGACGTGCTCAAATTCGATTTGGTAAATCGGAAAAAGCAAATGAGATTTTTCAGGATGTTATGGATGGAATATTACAAAACGTTTCGGTTGGCTACTCAGTTGAACGGATGGAACAGACCAAAGAAAATCCGCCCGAATATAGAGTGGTTTCATGGAATCCGCACGAATTGTCACTGGTGACTGTCCCTGCCGATAATTCGGTAGGCTTGTTTCGTGACCAGGAAACACGGTTTCAAACCGAAATAATCGAATTACCAAAAAAACAAAAAGGGGATTTAAAGGCTTTAGCCCTTGAATACCTAAAAGAACAAAAACTAATAAAAGAAAAAACTAACATGGAAGTTGAAGTGCAAGAACGCGCCGTAGATATGGACGCGGTTATAAAAGAAGCCGGACAAGCGGAGCAAAAGCGAATCCGCGAAATCGAGTCATACGGTCGGGAGCATAAAGAGCAGGAACTAGCAGAGCAGTTCATCAAAGATGGAAAATCCGAAGGTGAATTTGCACAAGAAATCCTAACACGGATTCAGAAACGCCCGAAGGAACATTCAGATATTGGAATGACTAAAAAGGAAACCAAACGGTTTTCCTGGATGAAGTTGATCAACCATATGTCGAAACCAGGATCGGAACGATTCCGTCGCGAGGCAGAGTTCGAAATCGATACTTGTCTAGCCGCTGAAAAGAAACAGAATAAAGCTCCACGGGGATATTATATTCCTAATGAGGTTCTGAATGACCGACGTATTAAAACGCCTTTGCGTTATGGGACACGCGAACTTCAAGCAGGATCAGGAGACGGTGCAAACTTGGTTCCAACGATTTTGGATGCAAGTTCATTCATCGAATATCTGGACAATGCAATGGTGACTGTTAGGGCTGGCGCAACTGTTTTGCGTAACCTTGATGGGATTCTGAAGCTTCCAAGACGTGATGAAGCAATCACAGGCGGATGGCTTGCAGAGTCAGCGGATGCGTCAGACACAACGCCTTCCTATGACCAAGTAACGCTTCAGTTGAAAACCTATGGATTGCGTGTGGATTTATCCAGACAATTGAGGCTCCAAAGTTCAATGGATGTCGAATCCATGGTTGCCCGTCAGATAAGTCAATCCTGCGCATTAGCATTAGATAAGGCGGCAATGACCGGAGACGGTTCCTCGAATAGTCCAACCGGATGCGGCGCTCAATCTGGAGTCGGAACAGTTGCATTAGCAACGATCAATCAAATCACATGGGCAGAAGCAATTGAGCTTCAATCGGACGTTATGTCTGCAAATGCTTATTTTGGCAATCTGGCATATGCAATCCATCCAACGCTTGCAGGTGATGCAAAAGGCCGAAGTAGAGATTCGGGTTCTGGTCGATACGTTATGGAAAATA